GATAGCGACCGGGACCAGCTGGACGATGCCCATGACCAGGGTCTGTTCGTTGACTGCCTGGCCTTCGGTGTGTTTAACAGCACCGGTTGCGCTGATCTCGAAGCCGACCTTGAGGTTGCCCTTCAGGTAAGACTTACGGACGCGGGACATGATGCCGTCTTCGTTCCAGGCGGTCTTGATTTCGTCATAGACAAATTCCGGGACAGCAACAGTGCCGGAGCCGTTCTCTGTCAGAAGTGCGCGGCATTCCTTGTCATCCTCGGAGCGGATGTACTTAGCGTATGCGAGCGCGTATTCTTTGGTGTTTCTTACTTCGATTTCCACTTTTCTTTCCTCCTGTGGTTTTTCTTCGATCTCGACAGCGGTCGCGTTGACCTCTTCGAGCAGAGCTTTGCGCTGTTCGACTTCTTCGAGGATCTGAGCCTTGCGGGCTTCCAGCTTCTCTACTTCCGCCGTGAGCGCGTCGATGTCGGCATCTTCCTTCTGAAGCTCTTCTGCAATTTCCGCGCTTCTTACTTCGATGTCCTCCATCTTCATGTCTTTAATTTCCATTTTTGTCCTCCATCTTGAGACCGTTCAGTCTCTGCATCAGCGCCTCCCGCTTTTCAGCTCTCTCCTGTCTCTGGATCTCCTCGGTGAGCCTCTCCTGCTCCAGCTTCTGGATCTCTCCGTCCAGTGCCGCCCGGGTCGCTTCAGAGATGGATGTGAACGGGTTCTGGGGGTAACTTACCGCGCTCACGTCATAGAGCTTTTTGATGCCCTCGATCTTGCGGATATAATCACGTCCATTTGCATGGCGTTCGAGGTGTGCTCGAGAGACCGAGAAGCCGAAGCTCATCTTGTTGGTGTAGCCTCCCTTGATCTCGTCGTACAGCTGGCGGCCGATCTCGGTACCGCCTAAATAAGCCCGGATCTTGAGGCCGTGATCGTCCTCCTCCAGGCTCAGGGTGTTATTGCTTAAACGTGCGAAGACGCGACCCATGTGATCGTATTGCATGATGACGTCCGAGGTGTCCGCATCCCGGAACGCGTCCCGGTCGACTTCCTCATAGACAATGCCGCGCACGGTGTCGTCTTCGTTGTAGATGGTGTAAAGGTAGTAAGGCTCGTCAAAGGTCGTTGCATATCCTTCGACCACTTTTGCCTCGTTGCCCGCCTGATCGACGGTGTCGGTCGCTGTCATGCTCATCGCACGGAACTCGCGACCTTTGTTGAGTTTATTAAGGATCTCTTCCTCAAGCGTTTTCTGGCTCATTTTCGGTCGTTTCCTCCTCTGTGGGTTCTTCCCTGTCTAATGTCTCTACCGGCTTATATTCGCCTCGGATGTAAGCGACGTCGCCGCCTTCGATCGGGCTGTAGTTGAACAGCTCGCGGATCTCGTTGATCGTTAAGATACCGCGGTCACCTAAGTCTCTCGCCAGGCTGACTTTTGCCGTCTGGGTCATGTACTGGAGCCGGTTGGCGTTCACGAATACGTGGTTGCCGAAGCTCCTCTCGCGTTCGGTATAGATCGCGCGGCTCATTGCTTCCGACAGTGCGATGGCGAATGGTTCGACGCTTGAATTGAAGAACGCATCGAGCTCGTCGCTGTTGGCCGTTCCCTGCATGACCGCCTCGTTGACGCCGAAGTAGTTAAAGACGTTTTTCTCGATCTGCTTCTCTTCGTCTGGATCGACGGTATATGGCTTGCTGTTGACCTGGGCGATGTTCTTGTAGGTCGATGGGAAAAGCAAAACCGGACCCGCATCCGGGCCAAAGCTCTCGTTGGTATAGCGCCTCTGTTCGTTGGCGAGATCCCCGGCGGTGGTGAAGTTCGAGACCTGTGCTGTGAAGCGGAAGCTGGCCGAGCTCTTGATCGCTTCCTTGATGCCCTGGTCGTTGATCGTGATCAGATCCAGCGTGCGTCTCAGCGCGTGGTTGCCTTCGCCAAACATATCGCTCTTGTACTGGTGCTTATTCAGGTAGGCGCAGCGGTCGAACTCGATGGTGCCATACACGCCCGCCCGGAACTCATAACGGAGCCACAGCTTGCCGCGTTTGTCTTCGAGGATCTTGACCTTCTCCGGCAGAACCGGGAAATAGCCGATCGTATCAAAAAACTTGTCCTGGACCGGAACGATAAAAAGGTTGTTGGTGCAGTCGAGGATGGTGCTGCAGCGCGCCAGGAACTGCGGCCATGTCTGCCACTGGTTCGGCGCGTGCTTCATCTTTGCCTTCAGACTGCTCTGCGCGTCACCCTGCATTTCGACTTTTAGTTTCGATATGTGGCGTGCCTTCGCCTCGATCGCGGACCGTACCAGATCGCTTTCATAGATGGACCCGGAATAGTTCCGGAATACCGGCTCGTAAGCGGTCAGCATCTTGAACTGTTCGCTGCCGGTCCGCAGCGGTTTCGGTTCTTCTGTCTTTGTTCCGAAGAGCCATTCTCTAAGTCCCATTGTTATTTCCTCCTATTGGTGAGTTGCGCCCCGATCTCGGGGTACCATTTCTGCCGGACGGTCATCGCGTCAAGGAACGCTGCCATGCCGTCGATATGGGCACGTGGTTCGATCTTAACCAGCTTCATGCGGTCCGTCTCTGCGTTGAGTTTGACCGCGCTGTTCAGGAAGTGGATCTTGAGCAGATCGTTGTCACCGATCCGGATCTTGCTGTCCTTCATCAGTCCTTCGACTTCCCGGATGACCGGCGTCAGGTTCTCGCCCTGATAAACGTCGTCCATGTGGAAGCCGTAGTCGCTCATGTCCTGGACGAGATAGGTCGCGCTGTATCGGTCGTATCCGACTTGCAGCGGGTAGATCTTGTACTTCTCGACCAGCTCCCGCGCCCAGTCGAAGATGTCGCGGTAGTCGATGAAGTTGTCCCCGCTTTCGAATAAAAAGCCGCGCTGGATGTATGCGCGGTATGGTAAGCCGTCCCTTGCTGTTGCCTCATCGATCTTCTCCTTCGGTAAGTAGAAGCGCGCGAACGTGTTCAGGATTCCGTCTTTCTCAATGACGAGGACGGCGGCGGACAGGTCGGTGGTCTTGGACAGGTCGATGCCCATGACGGCGTAGGTGTCCTCGAAGTCTTCCAGACGGAGCGGGGCGCTGACCGTTTTTTCGATCGTTACAGCGTCGAGCCATGCCTGGGAGCTGTTCTGTTTGATGTTGCAATACTTGGTCAGGAACTCGGCCTTCTTGCTGAGGCTGTTCTCGGCTATTGCGATCTCCTCGAGCATGTAATCGTATGAGACCGACACGCCGAGGTTGGGCATCGCCTTTTTGATCTCGTTGAGGTCGTTCCACTTGGTCACGTCGTCGATCTGATAGATGAACGGCGCGAGCCTTGTTTCCTTCGACGTTCCGAGCAGAACGGCGGTGCTCCGTTTCATCAGCTCGTCGTATATGCCCTCGGTGTAGCCTGCGGTGCTGATCGCATAGATCAGGGGCTGCCGTCTGGCACCCAGGGCGCTCTTGAGGACTTCGTACTGCTTGAGCCCGGCGTCTCCTTGCCAAGCGGAGATCTCGTCGCAGATCGTCAGCGACGGGTTCAGACCGTCCGACTTCTTCGCGTTAAAGGCCAGCGGTTGCGCAGAAGTGTTTGACACCTCCACGTATATGTCCGTGCGCCTTTTCTTTGATATTTCGCTTAATTCGGGCTCCTGAAGGATCATCTGGTAATAGGCGTCGAAACAGAGGCGAGCCTGGTCAAGTTTCGGGGCACAGAAATAAATGCGCCCGCCGTACTCTCCGTCGAGGAAAGTGGCGTAGCAGGCGATGCTTGCGGCGTATAAAGTTTTGCCGCACTTTCTGCCCTTGACGTCGAAGACCTCGCGGAACTGTCTGTTTCCGCTGCTGTCCACGATGCCGAAGATGACCGAGGTCTCGGCTTTCTGCCAGAGCTCCAGCTTGATCAGACCGGGCGCGAGTTCGCCTTCGTGGTGATGGCAGAAGTTCTCGATGAACTTGATTGCCCGCCCGGCTTTCTTGCCGTCATAAAAGAAGCTCTTGTTTTCGAGCCCCTTGACGATGTATTGATACCACAGCGCGATCCACTTGCCGACCGTCTCCCGGCCGTCTTTGATCGCCTGGTAGTATTCGAGGATGTAGTTACTCATCAAGGTCAAGCAGGAGCTTCTCGAGCTTGGACGCCTTGCCCTGATCGTCTCCCGCCTCGCTTAACTGTTTCACGATGTTGATGAGCGTTGCCACGGTTCCATTCGCTGCCGTGGCTGTTTTGTTGTATTCAGTGATCGCCGGGTTCGGGCAGATGTTCTCCCGCCCTTTTACGTATTCTTTGCGGACCGTCGGGCCCAGCTCGTTGATCTCTTTCTCAAGTTCTGCCAGGATCTTCATCTGTACCTGGTAGCGTTTGAATGTCGTGCGGAAGAAGAAGTTGGTCTGGATTCCCTTTTCTTCTGCGCGGGCGAGCAGTTCGTTCGCTTGCTCTTGCAGTGTCAGGCTCTTAGCCATTTTCTCTCTCCCTTCTTACGTAGTGTTGGAACGCTTCGTTCCTTTCGCGTTTTAGGCGCTTATAGTAGCGTCTAAGATCGCAGTAGTGCTGTCGGGTGTTTCCTTCGCTTTCGAGGCGTGTGAGCTCTGTTTTTACGCGTCGCAGCTCCTGAAGATTTTCTTCAAATCTAACCATTGACCCGTACCGCCTTTTTGCCGGTTTCCAGCTCGAACCGCTTGATTATACGGCTCGCGTACTTCGGGTCGAATTCCATCATGTAGCATACGCGGTTCAGTTCCTCGCACGCCAGCAGCGTCGTTCCGCTGCCTCCGAACAAGTCCAGCACTCTCTCTCTCTCTCGGGAGGAGTTTCGGATCTGTTTCTTGATCAGGCCGATAGGTTTGCAGGTCGGGTGAAGCTCTGCCTTCGTTGGCTTGTTGTCGTGCTGCACAGTGCTGACATCCTCAAGCCACGCTTTGAAGAGTTGCTTCATCTTCTGCGGGTCGGTTTCACTCTGCATTTCCGAAACCGTGTCCAGACTTCGCATATCTATGAAGTAATGAGGCGCGCCTTCTTTCCATCCGTACAGGCATGGCTCGTGCTTCCACTGATAATCTTGACGGCCGAGTGTAAATCCGTTTTTGACCCAGATTAGTGTCTGTCGGACTGGAAGGTCGGCTTGCTTGAGCGCGTCCATAAAGACGTTGGCACCCGAGCTTGGGTGCCAACAGTAATAGGCCCCGCCGGGCTTCAGCGATTTATATGCAATGCCAAACACACTGCAGAGAAACATATAAAAGTCTTCCGCCGGCATGTTGTCGTTAGCAATGGTCTCTCCCTTTTCAGATTCAACCGCTACGTTGTACGGTGGATCTGACTCGATTAGATCCATCTC